GGTGGCTGTGTACGGTCCGTCTACTACCTGGGTAGTTCCGTTAGCGAACACGTAGCCTTCGGCGGCGTCGGCACGAACTGTGATCGTGTCGCCGGTGTCCACAGCTACGGGGCTCGCGCCGAGTGCTGTGTAGGTCGCGCCACCGTCGAGCGTCTTGTAGTACGTCGCGCCGGTTGCGGGGGTGTAGGTGTAAGTTCCACCCGTACCCGTACCCGGTGCGAACGTGCCTAGCTCGAAGGGGTTTACGATCAGCGAACCGGTGAGAAGGTCGTGAGCCTGTCCACCGACAATGTACGTCTGCGACACCGTAACGGACGAGTCAATAAGACTGGTCGCCGTGACTGTGAGTGTGTCGCTAAGTTCATCGTTGCTAATCTTTCCATTGCTATAGCGCAGCATGTCGGTTCCACCTGTGGGGCTTGTGGCCCCGGTGAGTTCGACTTTCCAACCACCGGCGGGGGCACCACTGGAATCAAGTACAGACACGGTGGTACTGAACTCGACACCACGGGGGAGGGTTCCGGTAGTGGCTGGGATTACCCCGAGGTCGGTGAAGACTTCGAGTGTGATGGTCTCGGGCACGGGGCCAACTTCCACGATGCTCGAACCGGTACCGGGTCCGCCAATGATGAGTGTCTTGAATGGGTTTACATCCAAGAAACTCGCGTGGTGGATTGCCTGGTTGTATGTCTGCGTGATAGCGAACGGGTCGGCGGCTTGCTCGTACAGTGAATCGACAACGACGAAGGTACCACCGTCGCCCTGGTCGCTTCCTGCATCCACTAGGGCCCACTGGACCTGATTACCGGCGAACTCGGGACGTTCCAAGAAGTAACGGTCGGGGACTTCGATAATCTGTCCGGCGGGAAGGGCGAAGACGTGTTCGGGGTTGAACGACGTAGCGTAACCGACGCCGATAGCTTCCATAGCGCTAATGGAAATTACCAGACGAACCTGGTCGGCGGGTACCGTCTGCGGTTGCTTGGCGGGACTGTAGCGGTTCGTGAAGTCGGCGAGATTTTTCACTGCGGCACGAATGGTCACAGCGGCGGCGATTGACTGTTCAGTCGTGATGGACGACGGGTTCAAGTCTTCGGTGTGCGTGTAGAAGATATTGGGGGTACCGACGAAGCGGCCCCACGAATCGAATAGCGCATTGAACTCTCGGGCCCGGTCGGTGTTGAGTGCCTGTGTGAGTTGGTTAGCCAAGAATCGGCTAGCCCCTTCACTCTCGAAGCTTTCCGCCATGAGGCGACCGACGTTTACGGGGTCTACCGTGATCGGGATATATTCGTCCCGGGTGAGGTCGATTCCGATTTGGCGGTACTCGGGGCGGTACTTACGGAATCGCAAGTCGTTTTGTGCTTCGTTGGGGTTTGCCTGTACTGCGGACGGTAGGCCGTGTGCGTCTACGACGATCACGGTAGCCCCGAACTCGGTACGACGCACGGCGAGTTGATCGGTGTATGACGGCCATTCGCGGGCCATGGAAAGCTGTGGGGACCACAGGTTCCACGCGTTGTTCAGGTATGCGTTTCGTTTGGCGGGGTTGCGGAATGCGGCCCCTACGGTTTCGTGATAAAACGCACGGGCGGCGGGTCCGGGCTTTGTGCCTGGGTCGCCGGTTTGCATCACTTCGAGTAGCGCGAGATTGTCGCGGGCGGCGAGTGCCATTAGTTTTTCCCTTCGGTAATCTCGGCTAGCCGAGCTTTATGTTTAGCATAGTCGGTGTCGAACGCGGCGACGATATCTTCGTCGCCGTCTTCGGTGTCGGCGTCTTCGTCGTCTACGTCGGCGTCGTCGGTGTCTGTGGGGTCTTCTTCGCCAAGCTCGGCGAGTCGGTTCCGGTAGGTTTCGAGTTGCGCGGCCTGGTCGAGAATGGTCGCCCGTAGCTCGGCTACTTGTGCGCTGTCGGCTTCGGTCGCGTCGTCTTCACCCCCGGGGGTTTCGTCGTCTTCGTCTACGGCGTCTACGGTGTCGTCTACGTCGTCGGCTTCGTCGTCTACGGCGTCGGCTTCGTCGTCGGTGGCGTCGGCGTCTACGTCGTCGGCTACGTCGTCTACGGTGTCGTCTACGGCGTCGGCGGCGGTAGCGTCGTCGTCTAGCAACGCCCGCAACTTATCCATGAGTGAAAGCTTCACAGCCATTCTTGGTCCTCTTCATCCACAATGGGGGCGGTGGCGTCGGCGGTTGCCGTTACCAGGGCTTCGACGTTGTCGGGCTCGGGGTGGTCCCCTTCGACAACTACCGGCGCTTTGGCGGGCGGCGTCGGTGTAGTTTTCTTCGGTGCCCGTTTCTTCGGGGTTCGTTTCAGAATAGCCATACGCAGATAGTAGCACCCCGCCGGTTATCGGCGGGGTGCTGTTTGGACGTATCCGGGACGGTCGCGTAGGGTCTCCACCGCATCACGCTAGTACCGGGCTTTGGGCCCCGAGTGGTAGTAAGCATCACTTAGGCCCCGGGCGTCGCATAAAACATCCTAGCGCTTATGTCCCCACGGGTCGCGTTCGCCTATCTCGAAGTCGGTGGACACTAGTACGATTCCGCCGGGAACGCGCCGGGGTACTAACTTGCCCCCGTACTTAGCGCCGACGGCTATGTCTTCTACGCTTGCCCCCTGTAGTAGCTTTCGGGGTAGTCCGGCTACGTGGGCGTCTACGTGCGTGGTTCCGTCGGCCCCGACGATTCTTTCGGCGTAAGCCTTAGCGCGTAGGTAGGTGGCTCGGTCGAACACGGCTTCGAGCTTCCACGCCCCTAACTTTGTGTCGTGTACGTCGAGCGCGCCGGGGTCGGTTCCGAGTACGTGGCATGAGTCGGTGTCAGCGGCTAAGAACCGCTCACCGAATGATTGGGCCGCTCGTATGACTCGGTCCCGTCCGTAACTTGTAGTCCAGACACCGACGGGGGTGTAAGCGGGTTCGTCGTATTTTTGTGGGGTGAGACTGTACTTCACGGCCCCGTTGTCGCCAATCGAAGGTAGTCGCCCGCCGCGTAGTGGATTGATTGCGAAGCGGCCCCATAGGTTATTGAGTTGGAACTTAGCTTGGGTTCTCATTCCGCCGGTGGTGGTTACTTTAACTTCCATCCACTTGTCTATGTAGCGGTCGAATAGACCCCGGATTCCCCTGAACGCGAAGCCCGCTATCCATTCATGTATGGTCACGTCGTATTGGTCGTACAGTAGGGCCCAATCAATTTCTGTGCCATACCACTCGATTCCCCGTACTTCGGTTTGGTAGGCGACGGGGTCGTAACGGGCGTCTTTCTTCACTTGAATCATGGGCAGTCGCCCGGGCTTTATGGTGGCGTCAAATAGGGCCCCGTAGACGACGTGGGGGTAGCCCGCTAATGTCGTTTGACCAGGGGCAAGTTTGACGGGGTCGCCGACTGGGAACGACGATTCCCGCATGACTGCGGGGTACATGCTGTTCACGTCCCACACGCTACCTTCGTCGTCGAGTATTTGCCCCTGGTATTTCGGGTTCACGTAGGTCCACCCACCCCGGTACGCCCGTCGTATCCATTCGTCTAGGTCACGGTCTAGTAACGGGAACACGGTACGGAATCGACCGTGGGCCATGGTTGCTCGATATTCGGTCATGGCGTCGCCGCCGATTGTTAGCCCGGTGTTTCCGATGGACTCGGCGACAGTAAGCGCGGTTCGCACTATGTCTACGTCGCGCTCGATGTAATCCCATTCGGCGGCGGTCGGCATGTAACCTACGGGCCGTTCGGCTGTGTAATCAATTTCGCCTTTACCGACGGGGGACCCGTACATTTTGGCAAGCTCGGCGACCGAAGTACCCGGGAATTTCTTTAGTGAGTCGCGTATTTCAAAACGGCGTCCGTCGGCTAGGTGGACGTAGCGGGCGTAGTGGGCCCCCTGGTCGGATATGAGCGCACCGACACCACCGGGCGGAACCGAGCGGGGTCGCCACTCCCCCGAGACCATACCGAGCCCGACCGGGGCTACATCGAATAGGTAGGCGTCAATGAACGCACCGTCGAATCGTAGGTTATGAAACCAATGAATCCCGCCAAGCTCGGCGGCTTTGTCTATGTATGTTTCTAGTCGGGTCCCGGTGTAGACACGGGCCTCCCCGAGCGGGGCAATGGCCCACGACCAGACACGAACGCGACCGGTTCGCTTCGTGGCGGTGAGGGTTCCGTCTAGGGCCTTCGTAGCGGTCACACTGTATATTCCGAGTTCGGCGGTGGTGCTGATTGTCAGCCGACTGCCCCCGGGTTCGAGTGTGTCTAGTGATTCGCTTTCGTCGTCGTTCAACTCGTAGGGGGTTGGCGGTCCGTCTAGGTCGGTGGTGGTCTCGAAGTCGTCGGCGTACCACTTCACTAATGGTTTGTCGTCTATGTCTAAACTCATGGGCGAAAACCCCACGCCCCAAGAATTACGGCGACTGATATAGCGACGGCGATAACGACGACGGCCCACGCGAACGGGGCGGTCTCAATCATAAATAGTGCAGTGTTCATTTCTTCCCCCATCGTTGGAAGGCGGCTTCCCGGGTGGTCCCGGTGCCGCGTGCGATTGCGGCCCACGACTTCCCGTAGGTGCGTTGGCCTTCGACTGCGGCGGCTATGGCGTCGTCTAGTGCGGTTCGTAGTGTTAGTAGCTCGGCTAGCTCGTGTTCGTCGCATTCACCGACCCGACGACCGGCGGCACGGATAAAACGCCGCGCAGCGCCTAAATAGTCCATGGTCTCCACGTCTTTACGGGGTCGCTTGGCGGGCCGCTTGCGTGTGAAGCTAGCCTTCACAGCCGAACCGGGGCCGTCGGGGGTGTGGTCCGACGGGCCCGATTCGCCGCTAGGCGGCGTTACAGCGGACACCGGGCGGTTTCCGGTTTGGCGGGGGTGGGTAGCTTGTAGCGGGCCGTTCCACGTGAGTTGTTCCCGTTACGCACGAGCCCCAAGGCTTTCGCGTCGTTCCAAAATTGCATGGCGTCATATTTACCGAAGCCACGCGTATACGAATAGGCGGTTAGGCCGTCGGTGGTTTGCTCGGCTAGCGCTTTTATGCTTGCTTGTCGAAGCTCGGCGGCGTTCACTGTGCGGCGAGTGCTTCGCGGATTGCCACGCTAAGTTCGCGGGCCCGATGTACGGCGAGTGCCAACACATGCACTTCGATATCGTCGGTTACAAGTAGCTCGGCTTCCCATGCGGCCTGGACAATTTTGTCTAGCTTATTGAGCGACTTTTTCAAGTCACCGATTCGGCAATAGTCGAAGGTGCCAAGGTCGAGCGTGTTAGTACCGTCTACCAATTCTTCGGCTATTTCGTTCACAATTTCGGCGGTGGCGAGAGTGGTAGACAGACGGTGAAGCTTGGCAATGTCGGGCTTGCTTAGGGGTGTGATGGTCGTAGACATTTTGAGTTCTCATTTTCTGTCGGTGTTTGAATGGGCCGACGAATAGAGACTATCTAGCGAACCTGAGAAAGTCCTGTGTGTTTGTATTAGACATTGATTCGACCGATAGCGCTCGGCGAATAAAGCTTCGCCGCTTGCTGTGATCGTTCCGCTAAGGCTTGCAACATGCCTAGCCCTTCTTCCACGTCGCGGGACTCGGGACTAGCTAACAACCGTTCCACCGCCGCTGAATACTCATTCTGTCCGCCCGCATGGTCGAATAAAATAGCGGTCGCTTGCTGGGAACCGGACGCGATAATTTCCGAGTAGCGCTGAAAGTCCCGTTGTTGCGACTTCGTGAGTGTTTCCTGTAGTCGGTCCGATTGGGCCCCGCTGTGTAGTTCATTGCGTAGTTGAACTTGTCGAGCCCTACCGACCGCCTGTATGCGCTCGGCGGCGGCACGCTCACGAAGGGCCGCAGCTTGTCGTTGTTGTCCCTTGCGTGTCTTACGCTTCGGGGCTAGGCGCTCGGTCTGCTCACCGATTCGCAACCGCACCCCAGGGTTTCGCACGTCGGGCAAGTTAGACAGTACATCGGCCCGGGCTTTTCGTTGTCGTGCGGCGGACGCTTGCGCGGTCGTGACGATTCCCGAGACACGTGGCGGACGGTAAACCGCCGGTCGTTGCCTTTTCGCTTGTAGGGGAACCGACGTTCCGAGTTTTATGGCTTTGGTTCGGGCCCGGTAGTTCGCCGAGTTTCTAGCTTGGCGCGCAAGATAGGCGGCGAGTTTGGCGGGGTCTGTCGGCTTAGCCATTGTTTACCTTGCTAGCGCTTGGCGCGCTGCCATTGAGGATTGACCCACGAGAAACATGGACCCACGCCGGTAGTGGCGTCTACTTACTTTACGCACGAAGTTTTGAGCATCGGCCAATATCACCCCAGGGGTTACGGCCATGGGCTCGAAGGCAACGACGGGGGCCGTGGCGTCGGCTAGGGGGCCTGGGGTAACAAACATTTTTCGCCAGTCGGCGGATTCCCACAGTCCGAAGGTTCCTTGCATGGTTACGAGTGTGGCGAAGGGCTTAGAGTCGGGCTCGCGTTCCTCCACGACGAAACCACCGTCGGGCAAGAAATAGTCGCCCTTCGCGTAGTCGAGTTGGGCGGTCCCGAGCGCCTTACCGTAAACGGTTTCGCCTACGCGTCGCTCATACTTGGCGGCATCGACTAAATGTAAAATTACGTCGCCGTCGGTGCCTTTACCTTTTTGCCATTCCCGGCCCCCGTCGAAGGCCCATTCGAGGAAATAGGGGTTGTCGAGTTGGATGGGGTTTCCGAGTAAATAGACCCGTGTTTTAGCGCGACCTTTAGTGTCGGTGCGTGACCGGTTCACGGTAATCCACAGTCGTCGCAACCGTTCGACTTCGTCGGTGATATAGCGCAAGCCCGGGGCGGCGAAGCATTCGTCGTAAATGATTGCGTCTACTTCGGGGTACTCGGTCCCCTTCATTTGGTACGACGTCGATAGGGCGGCGAACCGTACAATGGTCCGCCATTTGTCGCCGTCCGTTTTGACTTGCCCCGCGTTGCCTTCCACGCGAAATTCGTACCCGGGGTACTGCTCGGCGATTGAGTCGAAGAAACCCGACTTCGCGTAAAGCAATTCGACCAGGTTTCGCCGTACCCACATCACTTGGCGACCGGTGCGTAGTGCGGTGGTTACGGCGTCGGCTTTGATTCCGTAAGTTTTACCGATGGAAGGGGGACCGGCGACGATTGATATGAGCGCATTTCTCGACTTGATAGCTCGATAGTCGTACCACTCGAATTGAGTCGTTTTAGTGTCGCTCATTCGTCTATGTCCAATTGAGCCCCGAGCAATTCCACGGCCCAATATCCGACTGATCGACCATCGGCGGCGACACGGATACACCGGTAGTCGTGTCCGCTAGCAGCACGGACCACATAGGTACGCATACCCCGCCATTGCCATTCAGTCGGGGTTACGGTTTCCGGTGTTATAAACGGACCGTGCGCGTAAGCGGCGGACCGGGGTGTATGGCGGGGTGGAAGTACAGAGCCCGACGCCACGGGTGGTGGTGTCGGGCCCTGGTCTTTCACCGCCTTAGCTCGGCGGCTCATGGTGTTACTTGGCGCTCTTGGCGCTCTTGGCGGGAACTACGACGGCGTCGTAGACCTTCGTAGCGAATCCGTCGTCGGCGTCTTCGTCGGTGACGTAGGACACCGTAAGGGTGTCGCCGGGGTGGAGGTCGGTCGCTTTCGCTGCCTTAAGTGCCGCAGCGATAGCAATGGCAATTCCGGTTCCGGTGTGGATTACGGTTTCTTCGCCGTCCGTGTCGATTACGGTCACGTCGGCTTGCATCTGGACGGTACCGGATACGTCGAATTTTGGCCCGACGATACGCCCGTCTACGAAGTCGGGAACCGCAACATCGACAATTGAGGTTACGACGCCTTCGATGGTCGTACCGACAGACGGAAAGCGGGCTGTGCGTAGGCGTGTGGTGCGAGAAAAACGTCCCATTAGAAGTTCCTTTGTATTGTTTTGTGTGTACCGCCAAATTGACGACGTTGTTATTGTTACACAGCCAACCTGAGAAACCCCTGTGAAAGCCTTATTCAGCTACACTCCCCTCTATGGGACGTTATCCAGAAAAGCCGCGCAAACCCGAAGCTTCGCCATGGCTGAACGGCGACGCACAAGACCTTTACGACCACTACTACTCTCGGCTCGCCGGGGTCGCCGCCACCCGCTACCGGTGGAAGGGGCTACCCGACAACATCGACCCCATGCGACTCGAATACGCGTTAGTTCTCCAAGGCGGGTTAGCGGCCTTCACGCATGTACGCCCCCGGTCGCCCTTGGGCGACGGTAAAGACGAAGCGAAAAACGGGCGGTTCACGGTAACTAAGGCGACCTACGGGGGTGCAACCCTGGACGACCTTTTCAATCCAGCGGCCTACACCACATACGGACCGAACGGTTCCGGTGGTACCACGTTCAACACAAACGGGACCTTAGACAAATGGCGGGGCGTCCCTATCTGGGGCGACTCACTTCGCATGGACTACGACGGCGCGACAATCCGAATGTTTGCTAACCGGCTAGCCCGGGCGTCGCTAATTGTCGATGTAAACATGGCAGCGACCACCCGGGGCATTGTCGCGGTGACAACCCAAGACAAGCTACTCACGGCTCAAACGACCATTGAAACCGCCATGAGCGGGCTAACGACGTTTACCGCCGACCCCGACATGATCGACAACCTAAAGACACTCGACTTCGGCGTACACCCCGACACCGTCGAGCGTAGCCACGTCGTCGCCATGCGCCTATGGAACGAAGCACTAACCGCGCTCGGGACCCAAGCGGGGGCCCAAGAGAAAGAAGAAAGACTCACCGACGACGAAGTACAGGCCATTCGGGGTGCGGTTGCCGCAGTCCGTCGCCGAACCTTAGAACCCCGTAAGCAAGCCGCCGAGCTAATCAATCGACGCTACTTCGACGGGGCTAACATCGTGGAAGTGGTAGACCAGTGGTGAACATAACCGACATTCCAGATTTCCCGGGGCTACCCGGCCAACGCCCGACCCCAGGCACCCCCGACACGGTTACGCCGGTCGCCGTCGTCTTAGTCACCGCCCCACTCGACGCCGAAGGCACAGCGACCCCAATAAACGCCGCAGCGGTGGACGCCTTCATAACCGCCGAAGTAAGCGCCGGACGCGCCTACACCACGACAGTAGAACGGTGGGCCCCTTGGTCGCCGCTCGACGTGGCCCTGGGGTACGGTGTCGCCGTCGGATATAACTACGGTCGCTTCACCATCGGCGGTCGTAGCTTTTACGCCTATGTCAGCGCCGAATATCAAAACTTAACCACCACCACGCTCGTACCCGAATCCGACGACTGGACGACCTACGCCCCGACCATCGGATATAGCACCGTAAAGCGCGGACACGTCGCCGTAGCCGCTAGCCAGTCGGACACATACGGCGATCAGTACATGACCGCCCCCGAACCCGTAGACGCACCCCCGACCCGGTCGGTACTCGACGCCGGAATACTCGACGCCGCCCTAAGTTCATGGCGGGTCGTCGTCGTATGCGCCAACGACTTACGCGGCGACGGTGAAACCCCATACTTCGCCCCGCATGTATCAAGTGCCGACATTGTTCGGGCTCATAACTTCGCGTCCGACGCCACCGCAGCAAGCGGCGGCGGCGTCCAGGTCGAAGTACCCGCAGTAAACTACCCGTGGCTCGGCGGGGCCGCGCTCGACGGTGCTTTCTATTGGCCGTTTGAAGAAAGCACATTCAACATGAACAACGGGCGACCGGAAGACAATTTCCGCACAGCCGCCCGACCAACCCATAAGGGTATGGACATGGGCTACGGGGTTGCCAACATCGAAGGCACCCCCGTTCGAGCAATAGGCGACGGCTACGTAACCACAGCGGGCGACAACGCCGACGGGTACGGAAACCGGGTCGTGATAACCCACCCGAACGGCTACCGTTCCACCTATAACCACATGAACGCCACCCCGACCGTAACCGTCGGCGAAAGTGTGGTCGCCGCTAAGGTACTCGGCGGAATCGGTACCACCGGCGACAGCACCGGAAACCATTTGCATTTCGAGATATACGAAGAAGCAATAAGCGACTACATCGACCCGCTCGCGTTCATGGCGGAATATAACCCCTTAGACCTGATCGTAGGCACCGGGCTACCCGGTAGCGGCCAATCGACGGTGTACGTTCCGAAGGTCACACCGTCGCCGGTGTCCACCATTGACGGCGTTACCGTCGGCGGCGGCGTCTACACGTTCACGATGGACGGTTACGCCGCATTCCTTACCATCATGCAAGGGGCCCCATGGGTACTCAATGGCATTGTGTCCACCGCAATCGTTCCGGCCTGGTCGGTACCCGGGGCCGGTGATGGTGTCTACACCCCCGTAATACCACCTACTAGCCCCTCAGACCCTAAATGGGCGACCGTCGCCGCAATCCCCAACTACATTGGAAAACTCACCACAGGGGCCACCACAGCAAGCGCGCTAAACGGGTGGCGTACCACCGTCGCCGGGTCGCTCGGGCTCGGTGTCTACAGAAAACTACTCACGTCACAATTCACGCGAATCATGGTTAGCGACGGCGACACCGAACACGACTTTAGCCCCGAAGTGTGGAAGTCCGCCGACATATCATTCGGTGTAGTCACCGAAGCAACCCACGGTATACCGAGCATTCGAGCCATACCCAACAACTACACCGCGCTCGGTGAGCAAAAGGGAATAACCTACGCCTTCGGTGGAACCCAAGGGTTAGCGTTCAGTGGTCGGGCGTCCGCCGCCGGTGACACAGCACAGCAAGACATGGGCCCGTGGCTCGCCGCATACTCGGCGACCACGTCCCGCTACACCTTGCGCGAACAACAAGACCTAGCCCTGTTACTGGCACGCGAAAACGTGCAAATGGCGCTCGGCGTGCAAGGTATCCAAGTCGTACTAGGTGCCGCCGGTGGTCTAGTTGGGGGTGCCGCCGGGGTCGCTAAGGCCGGGGCCACTGGACTAGCGAACCTAGCCACATCGACTATCACCGCTAACAACTCACTGGAACTACTCGACATATCCCAAGACGGTTCAATCGACATAGCCGCCTATCAACTAGGGCTAAGCGGAATTGCTAACTACTACAGTTTCGACGCGTGGGCCCAATCGCTCGACTCGGCTAGTGGTGGCGGTGGGGCTCACTCACTCGCCGGGGCGTGGCGTGCCATGCTCGGGCGTGCGCTCGACGTAATGATCGTCACCCCCACAGCCGACGCCGTAGCCCGTGCGCTTTCGACCTGGAAACGCTACGGGTATATGATCGACCGGGCGTTCGTACCGCCACGGCTCGACGCCATGGACCGGTTCACCTACTGGCAACTCGAAGACCCCACAATACTCGGGGCCATGCCCGCCGCCGCTCGTGCGCGAATCGCCGACCGGTTCACCCGGGGGACAACCATTTGGACCGCTGTGTCTGAGATAGGCACAAACCCCGCCAACACACCCCGACCCGGCGTAAGCTACTAACCATGACCGCCTTACCAATGACACTCGAAGACGCCCTACGGTATGAGGGTTACACCATCGACGTAGCCGAAGTGGATGCTTTCGACATTGCCGTAGCTAGCGGAACGATCAGCGTTCCCGCTATGGCCGCGTCGAAGCTCACTTGGGCTCGGGACGAACCCCCGGTACTCGGCGACGACCTGTATTTGTCGAACCTCCCCATATTCGCCGACGAATACCGACCGGTTATTCTGTCGCACATTCTCGACCGATTCCGCACACGTCGCCTTGGCTATAACACCCCGGGCGAATGGCGGTTAGCTTTCCGTCGGTGGGGAAACCTGAACATGACCATACCGAACCGCCGGTACGTGTCCACCGGTGTAGCCCTTCCCCTGGACGACCGCGACGAAACCGACGCCACCGACCGGACCTTAGCCGCCACTAGCCACGGGCTCGACATTGGTAGTGACTTCCCGCAATCACTCGTAAGCGGCGACAGCGACTACGCAACCAACGCCACCGACCGCCGAACCGCCGACAACACCGAAAGCGGCGAGACCACCCGCCGAACCGGTCGCAGTCAATCCACCATGCGACTACTGGACGAACAACGGGCAGCGTATCTGAACGTAGACGCCGAAATACTCGACGGGCTCGAAACACTATTTTTGGGTCTATTCGACCAAGGCGAGGGAAACCCCCGCGCACAGTACGGCATAGCCGCTAGCGGCGTGCCCCGATTGAACTGGTAAGGTTCACGCTATGTCGCCATTTGTACCCCCACAGCCACCACTGGAACCCGACGCCCCCGAGCCCGCACCACCGCTGAACGTCCCGCTACCGCCGCCCGAAGTTGGCTTCGGTTCACCGTGGGCCCCCGCCGACGCTGAAAACCGCGACCGCATTTTGGATTGGTGGCGTATGTGGTTCCGCCGGGTATTCTTCCCCTGGATTACCGCATGGACCGAATATTGGGCCGCACAGTGGGCCCGCATTATTGCGTACCTGAATGAGTGGTTAGGGTACGCCGGTGAGTACATCGAAGACCACGCCGTTAACGGTCATTCGTGGTGGAAGACAGACACCCCCATATCCGAAGCCGGTACCACCGTCGTCGTACTGCCTTATGACGAGTTCCGGCCCATTCTGCTCGGCGACCTTGTCAGCGACACCACCGACGACATTCGCTACGGAATCGTAACCGCACTTGTAGACGACACGCACGCCGAAGTAACCCCGCTTGGAATCCTTCGGGGCTTGCGTGGCTTCGCCGGTACCGGGTGGTGGACCACCGCCACCGACATAGCACACACCGGCGACACCGACGTAGTCATAACCCCCGCCGCCGACCGCGACCCCCAAGTCGGCGACCTGGTATTGGATAGTTCAGCATCCGTTGCTTACGGCTCGATCACGGTAGTAACCGACCCGAGCAATGTCACAGTGACATTCTTAGGGACCCTACAAGGTCCCGCCGGAATCGCCGACGTAGGCGCATTCGATTACACGACCGCAGCACTAGCGCCGAAGGGCGACCCGGGCGACACTTACCAGGGTGTAATGGTCGGACAGCCGAACATGGTCGGGGCCTACGTGATAACAACAACATCACGGGCCTGGGTTCGCGTGTACGCGAGTGAGGCTTACATGCTCGCCGACGCCGCCCGCGACATTTACACGCCGCTAACAATCGCCGACGACCACGGGGTCTATTTAGACTTCGTGAGTATCCCGGGCGAGTTGGACAAGACACTAACCCCAGGTATCCAATTCACCGACATCGGTGATGGTCTGTGGTTGTCTGTACTCAACACAAACCCCACGACCCCCGCCGCAATCGGTATTCACTTCGATTACCGAATCTTTAGAGACTAGGATTAGACCATGGCATACGCACAAGCTACCCTCACGTCGGCGAACGCCGCCAACGACTTCGCCAACGTACTCGACGGTCTCTTTACCGTCGCCGGATGGGAGACAGTCGAAACCCTCACCCCGTCCGGTAACTTTCGTAACCGTGTCTACAAGTCGCCCGGGCTCACGAACCTATGCGGGTACGACTGGTATATCGCTATGTCGTGGACGACCATCGGCACCGAAAACTACGTCGAAGTGTGGGCGGCGGAAGAATACGACGCCACTACAAACATGCTCACCGGGATGCTCGGGTCCACTTTCCCTGAAAACCCGGGCACAAGTTCGACGCGGACCACACAGCCAGTCACCGGTCACTTCCTCCAAAACACGTTCAACATGGGAACGAAGGTCGTTTCAGCTAGTCGGTCGGTTGCATACCAGATTGCGAATAGTTCCACGTCGGCTATCTACCCGGGCTTCCAAACACTAATCCCTTCGAGCGCCTTCGCTTACTGGATGAGTGTGACATTGGACCACGTCGGTATCTTTACGACCGTCGCCGTCAATGCACAAAACGCGGTCTACTCGACGCTCGACATGGACGCCGCCTACGTCGCGTCGGGGCTTTACGACCCCACCCCCATCATTGGCTGGGATATTGACAACTTCCTTATGTCGTCGTCGTTGTACGGCGTCCCGACCTCGAACAACGAATTTAGGGGTATCCACGCAACATTTAGCGGGGTATATGGCTCGAAGCTTCCCGCGCTATCCGACGAATACTACGACGCCTACGCATGGCGTCCAAACGTCTACCTGGACTACATGAACGGTGGAACCGCCGGGGCCAACCCCTTCCAAAACTCGGCGATCACCGGCGAAGTCCTGGTCGGTACCGCGCTCGACATTTACCTAGTGTGGGGTGGTAGCATCGGCGACACCGTAACGATTGACGCCGCCACTTATGTACTCACGGGCCCCATGGCTAACACGATGAGTGTGGGTTCCCGTCCGACCATCGCGCTACTGGTCGAATAATGGCCGCGCTAGGGATTGTTACCACCCGGGTACCCACCGAACAGCGGGCCGTTCGGGTACCGGTTAGTGCCTACACGGTTGTTCGTGGGAACTACCTGGGTGGTCTCACGCTTCGAGTACCACCGCCACGAGCCCCCAAGCGGGCTACGCTCGATAACTACATCGTTCGCCAAATATCCATCGTTTACCGACAGCTATGGCCCAACCACGGCCAACGCTTCCCGCAGTGAGGTAGGGTGAAACCATGACTAAATTCTCCACTAAAACTTGGGTCGGAACGCTCAAAGTAAGTAGCCCGTTTGGGGCTATTGACAGCATCCGAACTAAGCCACACGCCGGGGTAGACATTATTACCCCCGGGGCCTGTCTTGCCCCCTTCGACGGTGTCGTAACTCGTGGTCTAGACCAGGGTGTCGCGCCGGGTGGTTACGGCAACCACTTCCAAATTGTGAGCCACGACGGTCGCTTCGTCTTCATGGTCGGGCATAACAACCTGAACAGTGAAATGGGCTTGCGCTCGGGTGATCGTGTCGCCGCCGGACAAAAAATCTTGGCGTCGTATGGCAAGCCAAGCACCGGTAACACGTCGGGGCCGCACTATCACGAACAACTCACCGACCACGGGCGACTCGTGAACCTACTCGACTATCTCGGGAAGACGTGGGGTGAGCCCGCCGAAAAGCCGCCAATCGTCGCCGGTGGCTGGGATGGTGTCTCCACTCTTTACAAGGGAAACTACGCAGACGACGGATTGGTCTACACCATCCGAGTAGGCGAAACCATTTACGCCGCCGCCCGTGAAAAGGGCGTCACACTCGACCAGGCCCGAGCGTGGACCAACGCACTAGCGAACTCGAAGTATGCCGCCGGACAGCTTGCCAAGTCCGGCCCCGGGGCGTCTTACTGGGATGGTAGCGACCGCTACTTCGCCGGTTCAACATTCGCCACAAGTAACGTCGTAGCGAAGTTCGCCGCCGAAGACGCAAAGGTCGCCGCGTCGAAGCAAGCCGCCGCACAGCAAGCCATGAACGCCGCCGCCGAAGCCACCGACGCCGTCGAGCAACTCGACAAAATGCCGATGGTGGACGCGCTTGTAGAAGCGGCGGTCGCGCTCGAAGTAGCCGAAGCCGAAGTCGAGCGAACCACCACCGACCACGCCGAAGCAATCAAAGCCGCCGCCGAACAAATCCCGGTGATCGTTACAAACGTCGGTGCGGCCCTTAGCGGCGACGAAACCGCCGACAGTACCAAACCACTCGCCGGACTACTGAACGACCACCCCCGAGCCCGTAAGCGTGTTTACTACGCCTACGCCGCGCTCGCGTTGCTCGTATCAATGGGCCCCGACGTGGTCGTAGCGGGTATCCTCACCGACAGCGACACCCCCGGGTTCGTTGCTGGGGTTGCCTTGGCTAGTTCGGTTCTCTTGAAGCTCGGAACCGCTTTTGGTTTCGTAGCCGCTTCCAATACCGCTAAGGCGAAGTAAGGGATGGAAGTGACCACGGACAGCAAACGAATCTTGGATAAGTTGGACGAGATAGGCAAGGGTGTAACTGTGTTACAAACCCAAATGCCCGCAGCGCAAGCGCTCGCCCACGACCAGGAAACACGGCTAAGGGCCGTCGAATTGCGTATGTGGGCGACCACCGGCGCATTGGGTTTGCTCGTGTTCGTGGTCCCCATCGGCCTACGCTACCTTCCCTATTTCTGATATTCCCCTACTCGCATACA